TTTAACCTGTCTTGTTGGATTAAGGTTTGCACATACGCAATGCCTGGTAGCACATCCTTTTTGGCTTTAGTGGTTGCTATGTCGTAAAGATAAGCAAGATCACTAGCAAATTGTGCTGCTGCCGAATCAATAAACACATTGCTAACCTGCCAACGTTCGCACAACTCCTTAAACACCTTTGCGTGCTGTTCTGTAGTTTTTTCCGCTTGCAAGTACTCGGCTACTATGTAGAAGCAATCGCGGTCAAAGCTGTACACTAGGACAACAAACGCAGTTTCGTCGCGGTAGCCTGGGTCGCAGCCTGCTATTACCTCACAACGATGCAAGTTTTGAATGTCCTCAGGCAACTCGTCCAAGATATGAGTTTCCTGCAAGCTGTAGATCTGACCCTGAAACGTGGTAAAGCTGGCCAAATATTCTTGCTCAAATTCCGCTTTACTCATCGAGCGCTTGGCTTCATCCACATCCGACTGTGCCATCCTCACATTCTCCGAATAGTCTGCTTGTAAGGAAACCCACTCTGGAAATTGATCGTCGAACCCACGTTGCCAAAACTGTGAAAACCAATTTTGTTGACCCCTAGGTGTGCTGATAAATATGGCTTTGGCCGATGGCTTGTCTAGTGTAGGTCGTAGCGCAACGTTGAAAGCTGCTTCACCGCCTTCGCCTAGTGCAGCCTCGTCAAATATGATTAGGTCGTAACTACGGCCAACTGTGGAGTCTACTGTACTTAAGGAACCCATGCGGATAGTAGAACCATTCTCCAGCTCAATCACCTTGTCCTTTAAGTTGTCGCGGGCCACCTCCAAGTCAAAGTGCTTGATCAGCCGCCGTTGCAGTTCAAACGAAATTGAGCTTAAGTTGTAGTTTGGTGAAATTATGAGCACATTGCTGTTAGGCACTAAGGTAACCAGCTGACCAATTACGTTGGCGATATAGGTTTTGCCCAGGCGACGTGCTAAGGCAGCGCAGATGAATCGGTATTTTGGATTGTTGACTGCGTTGATTAAGGCGATTTGGGGTCTGTTGATGGTATCCCACAACCCTAGCAGCTTTAGGTAGTTTTGAATAGGCAGTTTAATAAATCGTTGTTCTGGTTCAAACTCTTCAACCACTTCACAATTTACATCCGGTCTTGAAACTAATAACATTAAACTCCTTCGCCACTAATCAACTGCTTAATCAGCTGTTGGTATCGACTACCGTCGTCGTTAATCTGCACGTTTACTTGCTTTTGTGGACCCTGTGGCTGTGCTCGTAATTTCTCCAGCTGAATTTCACGGTCCAAAATATCCATGGACATTTTGTGTGAAAGCATTAACAAGTCAGCAATGTCTTTGCTGCTTCCGGTTTGCGACTCTTCCAGCTCTTGAAACTTTTGTTTGATTAAGGCGTCCATTGCACGGCGAACTAAAAACCGGTTGTTGTAGCCTGTATCCATAAAAACGCGGTCGATGTACCCGCGCACCTCACGGCGCTGGAGTACATCGGCCACTAGTTGCGGTTCCATTTCTAGTAGACTTGCAACTTCGCGAACATTTTGACACTGAAGATAGCAGTTGGCAACTTCCAAAGCCTCAGGCGAGATCTGTATGGTCTCCGCTGGTAGGTGTGTTGTCATCTTGAAGTTCCTGTTGATAAAAGCGCTGCTCTTGTATTGTAAGAGTGTGCTTGTGTTGATACCTTGGATTCCCGCAAACGGGACACTGTGGATTGCCACAGTCCATGGCATGGTGCTTGTTGTAGTAGTGCTCCGACTCCACTGGTAACCCGTGCAGCTTAGCTAGTTTAGCTTGACGATGCTGGTGCACCTGACTTTTATACAGTCGCTTTGATTTGCTGGTTCTAGTGTCGAAGTCGCTCATTTTACTTTTTCTCGGCTGGTTTGGCGGGTCCTGCTTTTTTCTGTGGTTCTGCCTTTTTCTGGGGTGCTGCTGGAGCGGAAGCTGGAACTGCTGGAGCTGCGGCTGGGGCTGTTGGAGCTGGTTGGGCAGCGTGTGCAGTTAAGGCTAGTGCGGCAAAAATTGTTGCAACTAAAAACTTCATAAGTTACCTTGGTTTAGGGTAGTTAAAGAAATGGACCAATTTATACCTTGGTCCGGGGGTATAGATCAATTATAACAGTTTAGGTAGGTTTTATCAAGTGATAATTTTTGGCACCTTAGTGGTTATCAAAAATTTTTAGATCGGCCGCGTGTGGGTGGGTCCAGCGATCACTCAACTTTTTTGAGTCTAATAACCGCCCCTGTATTGTACCATATCTAGAGGGTTCCGCGCAAGCCCCCGGCGATTGAAATTTTCTATGACCATTGCCCAAAGCGATAGAAATTTGCAATTGGCGTGGTGTGCTGTGTGTGCTATAATATACTTTTCAACGACGCAAAGAGGACTGAAACCATGACGACGAAAACTGTTAACTACACCCCTGAGCAGACTCAGAAAATGGTCGCAGACTATACGTCTGGTGTGACTGTTGAGCAGATCGCTCAGGAACTCGGCAAGACTGTCCGTTCTGTTGTTGCCAAACTCAGCCGCGAGAAGGTTTACAAAGCCAAGGAATACAAAACCAAAACGGGAGAAATTCCTGTGAAGAAAGACGCACACGCTGACTTCATCGGCGCTGCGTTGGGCTTGAGCGAAGCAGAGATGGATTCTCTGACCAAGGCAAACAAGACTGCGCTTGCCAAGATCGCGGATTTTATCAAGGACAACAAAGCCTGATAGGTTGCAGGGGCATTGTGCCCCTGCTATAATCTAACGATGCAACTGTTGAACGATCTCATCAAGGCACTAGGCTTGCAAAAGCCTGTAACGCTAACCATCAAGACCAGACGCGGCAAAGACTGTGATGCATACTATATGCCACAATACAGCGACCGAACTGGTAAACTAAAGGCGCATCGTATAACAATCTATACTGTGGAATCCACCAGATCTTTTGAAACCCTGTTGGCGCACGAACTAATCCACGCTAAACAAGAGGAACAAAGCAAAGAAGAATTCCACGGCAAATATTTTGTGAAATGGGCGGCTGATCTAGAAAAACAATTCCCTACAATCAAAGATATATACCTGAAAGGCACGGACGAGAAATGAAGAAACTAAAGGGCAAGATCGTTGATCTTTTTGAAAAGGGCATGACTGCGGATGAGATTGGCAAGACGCTTTGCATTAATCCAAACGTGGCGGCAGATGTTATCAACGAATATCTGATTGAGGAAGAAGAACGCTACTTTGACGAACTAATCCTTACACCCAGTTTCGTCAGCCTGCGATAAAGACCCCAAAGCCTGTAGGGGCTTTGGGGCGCCAAAATTATAACATATAATTTTGGGCCCGCGCAAGAACTTTTTTGTAACTGTGTGTAACGCAACAACACTAGGGTTTGTACCTAGTTGACATGGCAAGGACTAAGGACTATACTGTGGGCATGAACTGGGAAATTGATATGTGGCTTCGCCTTCAGGCTGCCGTTGTGGTTGCCAAAAAACTAATCCATGCTACTGGCATGGGTATTCACGACGCTTGCAAAATTGCTGCAAGCCGGTATAATGTAGACTTCCAAACGCTGCTGCAACAACTCAAGGGGCATTGATATGATGGTTGTGATCTCCACCCAATATCTGGAAAACTATGGTGACGCTGAGAACCCGTATTGGAAATACAAGGGTGGCTCGGAATACAAAATCCCGAATTTTGTCGGGCGCGATGACGAAGCCGAATCCATCGTGCAGCGCGTTCGCAGCACTATCGAATATGCTCACACATATGCCGAGGAATATGTAATCGGCTGGAGCATTGTTCCCGACGATTACATGACGCAATTCGAACGAGATCAAATTCTGTTCGAGGGTAAAGTAACCCATCCCGCTAAGATTATCAACCTGTGAACTAAGGAAATATCATGGAACAAAACACCATTAACGCTATTTTTGAAATGTACGATAACGGCGCGAGCGTATCGGAAATTGCCGAGCGTTTCGAACTGTATCCTAGTGAGGTTCGCGAAGTGCTCTGGACTGAAGACGAAACCGAGCGTGACCAGTTTTTGACGGAAGCCGATGCCGATGCCGATGCGCTTGCGTCTGCGGGTTGGGGCATGGACGAAGACTACGGCTACGCTGACGAGGTGCTGTAATACCCGCAAAGACCTTAGGGTCTTTGCGGCGCCAATTTTACACTTAAAATTGTGGCCGTGTCAAGAACTTTTTTGTAACCAATTGCAACTGTTGCTTTTTTGCACCGGGTCGGGTTTTACAAACTGTTGCACAAAAACCTGTTGACAACCTCGGCGCAGCGTGTATAATTCAGGGCATGACAACAGCAAAGCAAAACATGATTAACAGGATTGCAATTTATGACATGGATGGCACAATCGTTTGCTCATTGCATCGCTATCGTACCATTATCGGCGACAATGGCGAACGCATTGATCTTGATTATTGGCGCGAAAATGAGTATCGTGCAATGGACGATTCGCTTTTGCCGCTTGCCACTAATTACAAACAAGACATTGCAGATAGAAATTGTTTTGTGGTTATTGCTACTGCCCGCATTTTGCGTTCCCCTGATTTGGCATTTATTGCTGATAAACTAGGTAATCCTGATTTTATTGTTTCTCGCCCTGAGAATGAAACCATTTCAGGCGGTACATTAAAAATTCGCGGCTTGCAAAAAGTTTTTGAAATGTTCCCTAATATTAAACGTGATAACTGCGTTTTTTATGAGGATAATGTTCAGTATCTCAAAGCAGTTTGCGATTATTATAATATTCGCGGTGTTTACGTTCCTAGCAAACAGGGTCATTAATTATGGAAATTCTTTTTTATATCGTGGTATTTGTTTGGATTAAATTCGCGATTATGTCGTGGCTAATGGAGAATTGATTATGTTGGAATTCATGCTTTGGTTTTCTGGTATTATGGCAGTATTTGCCGCGTATTTTGTTTGGGAAATGTGGCAATTCCATAAACAAAAATAATAATAGCCCGTGTTGCGAAAAAACAACACGGGCGCCAATTATATTTATATAATTGTGGCCGTGTCAAGCACTTTTTTGTAACCAATTGCAACTGTTGCTTTTTTGCACAAGGTCAGCCTGGGGCTGGACTGTTACAATGTTTTGCACTTTAGGGGTTGACAACTGCCGCGCGTTGACATAGAATCAGCGTTCCATTAACTCATCGCATCATTTCAATTCATGGCTAAAAAACAGTTTTTTGCAATTCTCGACACAGAAACCACGATAAATGATACTGTTGCCGATTTTGCAATTATTATTTGCGATCGCAATGGTAATATTTATAATCAATGCGCGGTTTTGGTTCGTGAGCATTTCGACAAAATGGAATTGTTCCACGACAAAACTTCAAATGATATTTGGGGTTATGCGGGTTTGCAAAAACGCAAAGCACAGTATGATGCAATGCTAGATTCTGGCGTGCGTATGCTTGCATCCACCGCTGCAATTAATAAATGGATTAATCAGGCTATCGGCAAATATAATCCTACATTGACTGCATACAATATCGCATTTGATTTGGCAAAATGTGCAAATACTGGCATTGATTTGTCGGGTTTCAATTCCAAGTTTTGCCTTTGGCAAGCCGCTGTAGGTAATATTTGCCGCACTAAAAAATTCAAACAATTTGCTCTGGATAATCACCAATTTAATAACCCCACGGCAAATGGCAATATGACATTCAAAACTAATGCCGAGGCAGTTTGTGGTTTTATTAATAATAACTTTATTGACGAGCCGCATACTGCACTAGAAGATGCGCGCGATTTTGAATTGCCGATTCTGGTTAACATTCTCAAAAAGCGCGATTGGCAAAATAAAGTTATCGCGTATGACTGGAAACAATTTCAGGTAAAAGATCATTTCCTGCCGCGATGATTAAATATTCTTGGGTTTTGGCATTATTGCTACATTTCCACGAAGATAAAAGATTAGATTCTGAAATTAGCAAAAAACGATTTGTAATTCAAACCATTTCTCGGGTAATCTAAAATGGAAATAATTGGTTGGATTGGTTCTATTTTGTTGGCATTTTGTGGTTTGCCGCAAGCAATCGAATCCTACAAAACAAAATCTTCCGCGGGTATTACTTGGGGAATGTTAATTATGTGGTTTTGGGGCGAGATATTTACCATTATCTATATTTTGCCTAAATTCCATTTGCCGCTGCTATTTAATTACACGGCTAATGTTATTTTTCTCAGCATTATTATTTACTATAAAATAAAGCCGGGCAAAAAATAATAGCCGCCCAAGTTAGTATGCACTAACTTGGGCGCGCCAATTATACTTGTATAATTGTGGCCGTGTCAAGAACTTTTTTGTAACCATGTGTAAAAAACAACGTTACAATGTCTTGCACTTTTGTGGTTGACAGCATCGAAAAAATGGGTATAATTCAGGGCATGGACAGGGCAAAGTTAGAACAGTTTTTGAATCGTCAGGCTGACAGGGTTTGGCTCAGGCTTTGCGAGCGGCATACTAAATTGGTCAAATTTAATCCGCCGAAAATCAAATTAAATGGGCGACTCTGGCGCACTGCCGGAATGTGCTATCAAGAAAAAAATTATATTGATTTGGGTTATAAATTCTTTTTGGCAAATCCAGATTATTATAATAAAATGGTTACTGTTATTCTGCCGCATGAGATTATTCATCAGGCAGATTATAATTTATTCGGAGATTCCGAGAAAAAATGCGGACATGGTAAAAAATGGCAATTGCTAATGTCCGAATACGGACTAGAACCTAACCCTTTTCACGATATGGAAATTCAACGATGATTCAAATTATTAAATGGCTCGGCACTTTGACTAGCATTATCGGCAGTTTTGTTGTCGCAATGCAGATTTTCTTGCCGGGTTATATTTTGTTTTTGGTTGGCTCGGTTTCGTGGTTGGTGGTTGCTAAAATAACAAAAGATCGCGCGTTAGCATTATTGAATTTTGTTTTTATGTGCGCGAACATTTTAGGGTTGGCAAAGGCGCTTAGTTAATAACCCTACACTTGACAGGGTTTTAGGTTTCTGCTATAATTTAGATTCTCACTAGGAAAGGTTTTCAATCATGGCTATTATCTCTTTTGTCACCAACAATGGAAAGGTTTCTAACGTGGTCAAAGCAACTGCAAAAACTGTTAATTATACGCCGGAACAAACGGCGCAAATGATTGCTGATTATCAGCAAGGCATTACTGTTGAGCAAATCGCCGAAAACTTGGGCAAAACTGTTCGCTCGGTTGTTGCTAAACTTTCGCGTGAAAAGGTTTATAAAGCAAAAGAATATAAAACTAAAACTGGCGAAACGCCGGTGAAAAAAGATGCTCACGCCGAGGCAATTGGCGCAATTCTGCAATTGGCAGAAAATGAGGTCGATTCTCTCACCAAAGCAAATAAATCGGCACTTAAAAAGATTTTCGACGCTTTGGCGAATTCAAAACCGATTTAATAAAAGGGGCATTTGCCCCTTTTATTTTATCCGCGAAGTAAGTTAGCACTCACTTCGCGGGCGCCAATTATACTAGTATAATTGGCAGCGTGTCAAGGACTTTTTTGTAAAATTGTGTAACTGTTGCTTTTGTACGTCTAAGGGTTTGTACCTATGGCTGGGCGCGATTTTTCTGTTATACTATGGGTTGCACTTAAAGGGCATTTTATGCGCGATTATCTCGAAATTGTTTCCCAAGTTATTTCCATTATCGGTTTTCCATATGGTATTTGGATTTACTGGACACGACAACAAAAACAATTAGAAAATGACGATGCCGAAGCATTTCAAATGCTTTCCGACAGTTATCACGATTTTCTAAAAGTTACCTTAGATAATAGCGATTTGCATTTGCACACTAATGCTAGGCTAGATAATCCTACTCAAGATCAACAAGAGCGTATGCGTATTATCTTTACTATGCTAATTGGATTATTTGAGCGCGCATGGTTAATTGCACATAAACCCAATATGACAAAACAAGAACAAAAACGCTGGAATAGTTGGCACGATTATATGCAAGAATGGTCAGATCGCGAAGATTTTAAATTAATGCTGCCTGAATTGTTAATGGGCGAAGATCCAGAATTTAAAAAATATATTTTGCAATTTTTAAAATAAATAAATA